AAGACCGCGCAATTATCAGCCAGGCTGTGCTGGACGGAATGCGCAGCGGTTTAAGTGCGTTTAAAGCGTGCCAGGCGGCTGGTGTTCCGCAGAGCACTTTTTCACGGTGGGTTGATGATGATGCTATCCTTGCGGAAAATTACACGCGCGCGCGCGAGGACTTAATCGAACGAATGGCGCAAGAGGTTATAGAGTTAAGTGATTCTGACGTCGGGTTTTTGCCCGACGGTAAAAAGGATTGGGCGGCAGTTCAAAAGCATAAACTCCAGGTTGATACCCGCAAATGGCTTTTGTCTAAGTTAGCCCCCAAGAAATACGGCGATCGACTGGAGTTAGCTGGCGACAAAGAAAATCCGTTGCAAGTGCAGACAATCGACGCAACAAAGTTATCCACAGACACGCTGGCGCAGATCATGGCCGCAAAAGATGCAACTAACGCAAGCTGACTTATTGGCCGTTGAGCGCGAGCTGTGCAGTAGAAGCCTGGCGGAGTTTGCCAAACGCGCTTGGAGAGTGCTTGAACCGGCTGCGGAACTAAAGTGGGGCTGGGCACTCGACGCCATTTGTCTGCATCTTGAGGCTGTGACAAAGGGCGACATCAACCGCCTGCTCATGAACGTGCCCCCCGGCTCCATGAAGTCTCTGCTAACCGGCGTGATCTGGCCAGCCTGGGAATGGGGGCCAAAAAACCTGCCAGAAATGCGCTTTGTCGGCACTGCCCACGAAGAACAATTGGCCATCCGAGATAGCCGCCGATGTCGAGACCTTATCAAGTCCGAGTGGTATCAGCAACTTTGGCCCATTGAATTGTTGGCCGATTTGGACGGGAAGCGCGAGTTTGGGAACACAAAGAAGGGCATTCGGCAAGCCCGTGCTTTCACTAGTATGACTGGCGTGCGTGGCGATAGGGTGATTCTTGACGATCCGATTAGCGCCGATAACGCCAACAGCCAAGCTAAATTGGAAGCCGCACGCATTGCATTTACCGAGACGTTACCTACCCGCGTCAACTCGGATAAGTCGGCCATTGTGGTCATCATGCAGCGGTTGAATGAGAAAGACATCGCTGGCGTAATTAAGGAAATGGGCTTGCCATACGTCCATCTGTGCATTCCGATGCGTTTTGATCCAGCCTTCCGGTGCTCTACCAGCATAGGCTGGACAGACCCTCGCACCGAAGAGGGTGAATTGATGTTTCCAGAGCGCTTTAGTGAGGTCCAGGTGATTGAGCTTGAGCAAACCCTTGGCACCTACGGCACAGCCGGGCAGTTACAGCAGCGGCCAGCACCCCGAGGCGGCGGCATCATAAACACTGATTGGTTTAAGTTTTGGTCGGCCATGCCTGCCCTGGATTTCCGATTTCTTACAGCAGACACGGCGCAAAAGACCGCAAATCACAATGACTGGTCAGTGATTCAGTGCTGGGCACGATCTACCATTGGTCAAGCAATTCTGATTGACCAAATCAGGGGGAAATGGGAAGCGCCAGAGCTACTGATGCAAGTCCGCGCTTTTTGGTCAAAGCACCTGAATGACCATCGGCCAGCTTATCAGGCATCAACAATCCGAGGTTTGTACATTGAGGACAAGGTGTCAGGGACTGGACTAATTCAGACGATGCGGCGCGAAGGCATACCCGTGGTGGCCGTACAACGAAACAAGGACAAGATCAGCCGCGCTTACGATGCAGCACCATTCATTGAGTCCGGCAACGTGCTTTTCCCTCATGATGTTCCGTGGCTTTCAGACATGCTAGCCGAGGTTTCGGCATTCCCGGCTGGTGCGCATGACGACCAACTTGATCCGATGTTTGATGCAATTGGACTAGTTCAGCGTCTGCCAGCACAAAAGCCTGTCACTTTCACGCCATTGCCGACCATAAATAAATGGTAGAAAATCGGTCAACTAAGGACTTTTATGGCAAGAATCTCTAACGACCAACGGCTCGCCAATCTTCACGCTGAAGCGCTGCGCCAGTTCAACGACATTCAGACTGCGCTGAGGGATGAGCGCTTGCAATGCCTGCAAGACAGGCGTTTCTATTCGTTGTGCGGTGCGCAATGGGAAGGCCCGCTTTACGATCAGTATGAAAACAAGCCTAAATTCGAGGGTAATAAAATCATGTTGGCGGTTATTCGCATCGTCAACGAATACCGCAATAACCGCATCACAGTTGATTATGTGTCCAAAGATGGCACAGATAACGAGAAGCTGGCCGAGGTCTGTGATGGCCTGTACCGCGCTGATGAGCAGGCATCAGTGGCAGACGAGGCTTACGATAACGCATTCGAGGAAGCAGTCGGCGGCGGCATTGGTGCCTGGCGGCTGCGCACCGTGTATGAGGATGAGGAAAACGGCGAGGACGACCGTCAACGCATCCGGATGGAGCCGATATTCGATGCTGACAGCTCGGTGTTCTTCGACTTAAATTCCAAGCGCCAAGATAAATCAGACGCTAAATTTGCCTTTGTGGTCACTAGCATGACCCGTGAGAGCTACAAAGAGGCCTACAACGACGACCCGACTGACTGGCCCAAAATTATTCATCAATATGAATTTGATTGGGCCACGCCAGATGTCGTGTTTGTCGCTGAGTATTACAAGGTCGAAGAAAAGTCCGAGACCATCCGCATCTTCGAGGCCATTGACGGCACTGAGGAGCGTTACAGTTCTGCTGATTTTGAGGCCGACGAGACATTAGAGGAAACTTTGGCAGCAGTCGGAACCCTTGAGGTTCGCCAGAAAAAGATCAAGCGCAAGCGGGTGCGTAAATACATCATGTCTGGCGGCAAAGTGCTTGAGGATGCAGGCTACATTGCTGGAAACTGCATTCCGATTGTCGTCGTCTACGGCAAGCGCTGGTTCGTGGACAACATTGAGAGGTGTATGGGCGCTGTGCGTCTGGCCAAAGATGTTCAACGCTTGAAGAATATGCAGCTCTCCAAGCTGGGCGAGATAAGCGCATTGTCCAGCGTCGAGAAACCAATCCTGGTTCCAGCGCAGGTTGCAGGCCACCAGGTCATGTGGGCCGAAGACACCATCAAAGACTACCCGTATCTCCTGCTAAACCCGATCACTGGGCCGAACGGCGAGCAGACCATCAGCGGCCCGATTGCTTACACGAAAAGCCCGCAAATCCCACCGGCAATGGCAGCGCTCCTGCAAATTACAGAAACCGATATGCAGGATATCCTTGGCAATCCCCAAGGCGCTGACAAGATGGTGTCGGGCATGTCTGGCAAAGCCGTGGAGATGATCCAGACCCGTGTAGACATGCAGACGTTCATTTACATGTCCAACTTCGCCAAGGGCATGAAACGCTGCGGCGAAATCTGGCTGAGCATGGCGCGGGATATTTACGTGGAAGACAAGCGCAAGATGAAGACGATTGCGCCGACTGGTGAATCCAGCACGGTCGAGTTAATGAAACCCGCGATTGACACGGAAACTGGCGCGATGGTCATGGAGAACGATCTCAGCGCCGCCGCGTTTGATGTCGTTGCCGAGGTTGGCCCATCGTCTAGCAGCAAGCGTGCGGCGACTGTACGGGCACTGACAGGGATGCTCCAGCTAACCCAAGACCCAGAAACTTCACAGGTAATAACCGCAATGGCAATGATGAACATGGAGGGCGAAGGGTTATCCGACACGAACGCCTATTTCCGCAAGAAGTTGTTGCGCATGGGCGTGGTCAAGCCCACAGAGGAAGAGGCCCAAGAACTCATGGCCGAGATGCAGGGCAAGCCGCAAGACCCGAATGCAATGTATCTACAGGCAGCGGCAGAGGAAGCCACTGCGAAAGCCGCCCAGGCAAGGGCAAGCACCGTCAAAACCGTGGCCGATGCGGAACTCAGCCGAGCAAAGACTCTGGAGACGCTGAGTAAGGTGGAGAATGATGACCAGACTCTTGCAATCAACAGTGCAAAAACCATTCAGGAGATGATGCGTAATGGCTGATCCCATCTTCAAAGAGCTGGCCTTTGCCACACTGGCGCAGACCGCACGCAACCCAACTCAGGATTTTATAAGGGCCACGCCAAGAAATCCAATTTTGGGTTATTTGTCAGACTTGGCAGCGTCAAGCTACTCGCCGCAGAGGACGCAGCAAATGCAAGGCGTAGCAAAGTTTTTTGGAGCCCCCGCAATTAGTCAGACGTTGGACAGGCTTTCATATGGTGAACCATTGATAACAGGCGCAGGTGGCCTTGGCGGAACCACTAGGGTGCGCCCTGAAGCCATTGAAGCAGCTATGGCAGTGGCTCCAATGGTTGGGCCAGCAGCACGGATGACCAAGGGGTTGCCGGTCGGGATGAGTATTAAAAGCATCGACGAATTAGCAGCAAAATATCCAGGTGTGAAAATTGATGCTTTTGTTACTAAAGACAATTTAAATTTAAGTCGGATTGTTGTCCCAAAAGAGATGAGAAACCAAGGAATTGGAACTCAAGTTATGACTGATTTATCTGAATATGCAGATAACATTGGGAAAAGAATAACGCTAACACCGTCAAGTGATTTTGGTGGAAATGTCAAAAGGTTAAAAGAATTTTATAAAGACTTTGGATTTGTTGAAAACAAAGGAAAGAATAAGGATTTTTCTACTAGCGAAACAATGTATAGGGAGCCAAAACCAATAGACCAAACGACTAAATCTTTCCAAGCCCCCCAAGATGAAGCCCTTCGCTTGGCGCAACAGAGAGCGGCGCTGCCTGTTGAACAAGGCGGGTTAGGTTTGGCAGCTAGCAATACACCTGCCGAACGTGCGGCGGCTATGGGATTTGAAAAAGACGTTTTTCACGGCACAAACACTTTGGATATTGAAAAAATAGACCCGACAAAAGCCAGAGAATCTGTTCAATATATGCCGGGATTTTTTACCGCAGAAAATCCACAATTAGCCCAAAACTTTGGTGAGTTTGTAATGCCAATGATGCAAAAAAAAGGCATAACAGTTTTAGACAAGCGTAGAGCCAGAATAGCTGGCGAAGATTTGCCAATAGTAGATACGGTGTATGACAAAACCAAAGGAATTTTGGTTACCAACAATCCCGACAATGTTCGTTCACGCTTTGCAGCCTTTGATCCATTCCGAAAGACAGCCGCAACCGCTGCCACAATGGGCGTCGCTGCACCTGATCTGCTAGCTCAAGAACAGCCCAATGTTTCCGAAGCTCAACAGCGTGCAATAATCATGCGGGACTTGGGAATTGGCCCGTATACCATCTACGAACAAACAGGCGTTTGGCTTGGCGGGAACGAGTGAGATTATTTAGCCTGTTGCGAATCAGTAAAAAACAGGCAGGAATGAATTAACGGCATCCATCCAGCCGTGTAAATGGGTGAGTTTAGTGGAGTTAAAGATGAATCAAAAGGCAGTAATTGAAGACGAAAACCAAGAAGATGAGACCGTAATCATTAAGGACGAAGGCCCAAGCACTGAGGAAACCACTAGCGAGCTTGCCGATGGCCAGAATACCGAAGATGAAGGCGAATCGGACGAAGTGATCGTCTCTATTGGCGAGGAAGCGCCACCTCCCGAAGAACAGACTCCAGCGCCTGAGTGGGTACGCGAGCTGCGAAAAACTAATCGCGAATTGCAACGTCAGAACAGAGAGCTTCAGAATAAGCTGCAAACCACACAGACCGAGACCGAGCCGGTCGTGCTGGGGGCAAAGCCAAAACTTGAGGATCACGACTATGACGCTGAAAAATTTGAGGTAGCACTAGCCGACTGGTTTGAGCGCAAGCGAAAAGCCGACGAAGCCCAAGCTAGGCAAGAAGCTGAAGTTATGAATCAGCAAAAGGCTTGGCAGGCCAAGCTAGATGGCTACGGTAAAGCGAAAGCCGAGCTGCGAGTAAAAGACTACGAAGACGCCGAGGCTGTGGCCCAAGAGGTCTTCTCTGTCACCCAGCAAGGCGTTATTTTGCAGGGAGCGGATAACCCGGCGCTTGTCGTCTATGCACTTGGTAAAAACGCAAAGAAGGCTAAAGAGCTATCCGACATTAAAGACCCCGTGAAGTTTGCTTTTGCTGTCGCCAAACTGGAGAAAGAATTGAAAGTTACTAATCGCAAAACTGCCCCTGCACCAGAACGCATTGTTACCGGCACCGGGCGATCATCCGGAGCAGTAGACTCAACTCTTGAGCGGCTGAGGGAAGAAGCAGCCAGAACCGGCAATATGTCCAAAGTGGTTGCATACAAGCGCCAGAAAAAGGCATAATGCGCAAAACGGGTATCGCTAGCCCTAAATAGCAGTTGAATGGCCCCCGCCAGCCCATTGGTGAGTAGAGAAACCTGGCAGTAATGCCGAAATTTTTTATTCAACCAATGGAGTTTTTATGAGCAATTCATTTTCCAAGGAAGAGCGCGTAGCGTTTGAGGACATTCTCGAAGGCTTTAACGATGCTCTTGTGTTGTCCCGCAACGTGTCGATCTATAACACAGACGGATCGATGATGGAGCGCACCAACAACGTTATCTACCGTCCCCAGCCATACATCGCCCAAAGCTATGACGGCATGGATCAAACCGGCAACTTCGGTGCCTACACGCAACTTTCCGTCCCCGCGACATTGGGCTTTCAAAAGTCCGTGCCTTTTATTCTGGACGCTTTGGAACTGCGTGATGCACTCCAAGAAGGTCGCTTGGGTGATGCAGCAAAACAAAAGCTGGCATCGGACATCAACATCGCAATCATGAATACCGCCGCTAATCTCGGTTCGCTGGTTGTAACCGTGAACACCGCTGCGGGTGACTATGACGATGTGGCTCTGTGCGACTCGATCATGAACGAGCAGGGGGTGCAGAACTTCGACCGCTACCTCGCTTTGTCTAGCCGCGATTACAACGGCATGGCTGGCAATCTGGCCGCCTCGACTCGCTCGTTCGGCAATCCCAAGTCAAATCAGGCTTATGAGCGTTCGTATGTTGGGCCTGTTGCGGGTTTTGAGACCTACAAACTTGACTATGCAAACCGCATTGCGGCTCGCACTGGTTCGGACCCGACGATGAGTACTCTGGCTGCCGCTGGCAACTACTACGTTCCGCAAGCAACCCAGACTGCCGCCACCGGCGAGACCCAGAACGTCGATAACCGCTTTCAGACCATCGAGGTCTCTAGCACCACCGACCTGCCAGCGGGTACGCCGATCCAGATTCAAGGCGTTGAGGCTGTGCATCACATCACCAAACAGGGCACTGGCTTTGCCAAGACTTTCCGTGTTGTTCAGGTGATTAACGCTACGACTTGCGTCATTACCCCCCCGATTATTTCTAATCAGGGCGGCACTGATGCTGAGGCGCAATACCAAAACGTCATCGTTACCCCAGCCTCTGGCCGCACCATCACGCGCTTGAACGTGGCGGCTGCAGCTATTAACTGTTTCTGGCAAAAAGATGCGCTGGAGATTCTGCCTGGCCGTTACGCTGTCCCGTCTGACGCTGGTGCTGCAGTGATGCGCGCATCTACCGACCAAGGCATTGAGTTGGTTATGCAGAAGCAATACGACCTCAAGACAATGAAAACGTTCTTCCGCCTTGACACCCTGTTTGGTGTTGTCAATAAACAGCCCGAGATGTCTGGCATCTTGTTGTTCGGTCAAGCATAAGGAGTCACATCATGAGCTATCAAGTAATCTTCACCCAAGGCACGGCTGTTGTCACTGTGCCCGCTGGCGAGAAAATCGCTGTTCAGGCTTTCTCACCAGCACTTGTGTTCCAAGAGGTTGGTTTCCCCAACTTTCCTGATTCGCAAAATTTGCTGACTACAGTTGAGAACACCACCTATGTGTCACCGGCATTCACTAATGCCACCAGCGTGACCATCCAGGCCGGTGCATCGGGCGCTTACTACTCGGTGGGCGTTGCTCCTGAGATCAGCAACAACGGCAACTGGCAGCCCCAAGGTGCGCCTGCCAATATTGCTGACGGTGGTTCGATGGTGGCAACCGCTGCCAACGTGCTGACCGGCATTATCACGGCCACGCCAACCCAAGCGCGTAGCATTCAGCTACCAACAGGTGCAAACCTTGACCTAGCAACTGAGTGGGCAATCGGTGATTCGTTTGACTTTAGCGTCATCACCTTGGCTGCTTTTGCTTTGACCCTGACAGTCAATACAAACGTGACCATCGTTGGCTCTGCAGCAACTGCGGCTACGTCTGGTGCTTCTGCAAGATTCCGTTGCCGTAAGACTGATGCAGATACCTTCGTCGTCTACCGCATCGGCGGCTAAAACCAAGACAGGCCAGCAGAGATGTTGGCCTGTTTTCTATGGAGCTTGATATGCCATTAACCAAAGGTTATTCGCAGAAATCCATCAGCAAAAACATCTCCAAGGAGATGAAGTCTGGTATGCCTCAGAAACAAGCCGTGGCCGTGGCACTGTCCACTGCACGCAAGGCCGCAATGAAGGCTGGCAAAGCACCGAAAAAGGCCATGAAATGAAACAAGGTCTTTACGCCAACATCAATGCCAAGCGTGACCGCATCGCGGCGCAAAAGGCTGCTGGCAAAACCCCTGAACGTATGCGCAAGCCTGGCACCAAAGGCGCACCAACTAAAGCCGACTTTGTGGCGTCTGCCAAAACAGCGAAGAAAGCCAAAAAATGATTAGGTCAGCCGCGATCATCAAAGACAAAACTCTCCCACACTGGAAAGAATTGCGGCTGCAAAAAATTAAAGCCAAAAAAACTGCGGCGCTTGAGCGCAAAGCGATTAAGCAGTATTTCCCATCACCCATTAACGCCATTGTGCATGACGATGCACCTCCAACCCGTGCAGAACTAGAGGCCAAAGCGACAGAGCTTGGCATCAGGTTTGATGGTCGCACCGGCGATAAAAAGCTGGGACAATTGATTCAAGACAAACTAGGGGAATGACATGGGATGGACTAAGCGCCAATTCATCGAGCAGGCTTTCGACGAGATTGGCCTAGCCTCCTATGCCTTCGACATCGGCCCCGAGCAAATGCAGTCTGCTTTGCGCAGGCTAGACATGATGCTGGCCGCCTGGAATGCCTTGGGCATTCGTCTGGCTTATCCGCTGCCATCCAATCCCCAGGACAGTGATCTGGACGAGCAGACCAACGTGCCCGACAGCTCAAACGAGGCTATTTACACCAATCTAGCCATCAAACTAGCCCCGAGCTACGGCAAACAGGTAATGCCTGACACCAAAGCAACGGCTAAAGAGTCCTACAACACGCTGCTGTCCCGCGCAGCAATGCCGATGGAGCAGCAAATGCCCAGCACTATGCCAGCAGGCGCAGGCAACAAGCCCTGGCGCGTCTACGACAACCCATTTGTCCGTCCACCAGTCGATCCCGTCCTGGCCGGTCAAGATGGCCCAATCGAATACTACTGAGGATCATCATGCCCACGATCAATCAACTATCGCCCCTTTCTCAAGTATCAGGTGGCGATCAGCTCCCGATCTATGTGCCCAACAATGGTGACGCACGCAGGGTATCGGTCACGCAACTTCTGCAATATTTCCAGCAGACATTCGCATCTCCAACATTAGCGACGAATCTATACGTTCCAGGCACAGGCTTTAACATCACCGTGCCAACACCCGTCAGCAATGACCAGTGGATGCTTTTGCAACCCGCTGGAACACTGGCAACTGGCACGATTACCCTGCCGCTCAATACTGGCGTGCCTGATGGAACTACGGTGCTGATTACAACCACGCAGGAGATTACCTCGCTGACAATTGCGCTCAATGGCGCTTCTGCTATTTTTGGCGCAGTCACAAGCCTGGGCGCAGGGTGTGCGACTGTTTATCGCTTTTATCAACCGACTAATTCTTGGTACAACATCAACGCCGAGACAGTTTTCGCGGCAGGCATTGCTGCGTGGTTGACTACGCCATCCAGCGCCAATTTGCGTACGGCAATGACAGACGAGACCGGCACAGGCGTTCTGGTCTTTAACAACACCCCGACTTTAATCACACCAAACATCGGCGCAGCTACCGGCACAAGTCTTACGGCGACTGGGTTTGTTGGATCAACTGGCACGGCTGGCGTGGGCTATGCCACAGGCGCAGGCGGCACAGTTACCCAAGGGTCAAGCCGCACCACAGGCGTGACGATTAACAAGACATCTGGGGCGATAACCCTGTTCAGCGCAGCGGGCACAACAGTCGCAACGACATTCACCGTGACCAACAGCACCGTTGCGGCAACTGATGTCATCATCCTAAACCAGAAGTCAGGCACAGACCTCTATGACTTGATGGTTACAGCAGTGGGTGCAGGGAGTTTTAACATCACATTCCGCACCACGGGCGGCACGACAACCGAGCAGCCGGTTTTTAATTTTGCAGTGATTAAAGGCGTGGCTGCATAATGAAAACACCGGCCTACGCACGCAAAGAAGGCCAGAATCCAAAAGGTGGATTGAACGCCAAGGGTAGACTTGCTGCCAAGGCTGAGGGCATGAATCTCAAGCCTCCTGTTAAGTCTGGCGACAATCCTCGCAGGGCATCGTTTCTGGCTCGTATGGGCAACATGCCTGGCCCAGAGATGAAAAACGGCGAACCCACTAGGCTGCTGCTCAGTCTGAAGGCCTGGGGCGCAAGCTCCAAAGAGGACGCACGATCTAAGGCCAAAGCAATTTCGGCACGCAATAAAGCAAAAAAGTGATGCCATGCAAATACCAATCCTAAGCGGCATCTACGCTGACAGCACGCCAGAGCTGCGCACCGCCTATCCGGTAAATATGGTGCCGGTGCCAAAGGCGTCAGGCATCAGCAATGGATTCCTGCGGCCTGGAGACGGCATTGTGGCCAACGGCACAGGCCCAGGCGTAGACCGTGGCGGCATCAACTGGAACGGCGTTTGCTACCGGGTGATGGGCACGAAGCTCGTGTCCATTTCCAGCACCGGCGCTGTGACCGTGCTGGGCGATGTTGGCGGGCCTGTCACTGAGCTGGTGACGATGGACTACAGCTTCGATGTGCTGGCCATTGCATCCGGTGGAAGGTTGTATTACTGGATTCCAGTCAACACACCGGCCACGGTCTCATGGAACCCCACAGCGCCTATCTTGCGGCAAGTCACCGATCCTGACCTTGGTGTGGTGCTAGATGTTGTTTGGGTGGATGGTTACTTTATGACCACTGACGGTGCAAACCTAGTCACCACCGAACTGACAAACCCGATGCAAGTCAACCCCCTGAAATACGGAAGTTCTGAGGTTGACCCCGACCCGGTGGTGGCCCTCATTAAGTTGCGCAATGAGATCTATGCCCTTAATAGCAACACCCAAGAGGTGTTTGATAACGTGGGCGGCGAGCTGTTCCCATTTGCGCGTATCGATGGTGCGCAAGTGCAGAAGGGCGTTCTTGGAACTCATGCCTGCTGCATCTATTTGGAACGCATTGCCTTCTTGGGCGGTGGCAGGAATGAAGCGCCAGGCATCTACCTTGGCGCAGCAGCAACAACTCAGAAACTTAGCACACAGGAGATAGATAACCTGCTGTTGACGTATACCGAAGTCCAACTATCTAAGGTCAAGCTGGAGGCGCGCAACGACAAAAACCACCAGCACCTTTACGTCCACCTGCCAGACCGCACCGTGGTCTATGACGCATCCGCATCTGAGGCTTTGCAACAGCCCGTCTGGTTTACTTTGACTAGTACCGTGGCCGGTTTCAGCCAGTACCGTGCACGCAATCTCGTCTGGTGCTATGACCAGTGGTTGGTTGGTGATCCGCAGTCCAGCTCCATCGGCTACTTAGTGCAAGACACCGGCCATCATTGGGGCCAGCAGGTGCGCTGGGAGTTTGGCACGATCATCGTTTACAACGAGGGCAACGGCGCAATCTTCAATCGCCTTGAGCTGGTTGCACTGACCGGCAGCGTGGCGCTGGGAAAAAACCCGCAAATCAGCACAAGCTACAGCGTCAATGGCTTATCTTGGAGTCAAGATCGCAGCATTGCTGTGGGCACGATTGGCAGTACGTCCAAGCGCCTAGCTTGGTTTCAGCAGGGCCACATGCGCAACTGGCGTATCCAGCGATTCCGTGGCGACAGTGATGCCCATGTGTCGTTTGCGCGGCTTGAGGCACAGATTGAGGCGCTGGCATACTGATGGCAACCGCACCACAATCCCGCAAGTTGAATTTAACGCGAGATCAGCTCGCAACATTTTTGACTGACCAACAGCAGATCAGGCAGTTTGAGTTGCTGTTCTCTGCCGTTGATCAGCTCCAAGTTATTGTTGGCACTGACTTTGAATACCAGGCCGACAATGCAGCAGCCACAGCCAACAGCGCACTGGCCCAGCTTGCAGCACTGGCGCAAGAATCTGCTATCAACTGTGCCCTGGCCGAGAACAAAGCAAATCAGGCACTGGCGCTTGTGGATAACTTGACCAAAGCCGTAGAAGGCTTGCAGATGGCCCCACCGCCAAGAGAATTTAAGCGCAGCCGTTATGGTTCCTTCTACGACACCACAACGCAAACAGCCACTGTTATCAACACTGCAAAAGCTATCACTTTCAACACGACTGACTTGAGCAATGGTGTGTTCATTGGCTCACCCACCTCACGCATCGTGGTGGACAGCGAGGGCATTTACAACTTTGACACTTCCTTCCAACTTGATAAAACTGCTGGCGGCACGGCTGAGTTTTATTTTTGGTTTCGGCTTAACGGCGTGGATGTGCCTGATAGCGCCAGCCAGATTAGGATTCAGGGCAATAACGCTGAGATTTTCTCGTCACTGAATTATTTTTTTGACCTCAAAGCCAATGATTATGTTGAGCTAATGTTCTCGGTCACTGATCTCAGTGTGGAGATAACTGCTGTTCCAGCATCTGCACCGCACCCAGGTATTCCGTCCATAATTCTCACAGTCAACAACATCGAGGGTATCCAATGACCGTCATCATCAAAGTGCTGATCCCTGCCAAACAGGCCGAAAACAGCCAGACTACTCAGTACACAGCCGTGAACTGCAAAGCCATTATTGATAGTATTTCGGCCACAAATACAACCGCAGGCAACGTGACAATCAGCGTAAATTTAGTCACTAGTGGTGGAAGCCCGGCTACATCCAATTTAATTGTTGATACTCGTTCAATTGCGCCAAAGGAGACATACCGTTTTCCAGAGCTAATCGGCCAAGCGCTTGAGTCTGGGGGGTTTATCTCCACAATTGCCAGCGCAGCCACCTCGCTGACAATCCGCGCATCTGGCCGCGAAATCACTTGAAGCAGAACAAAACGAGGATTGACCAAATGCCAAAATGTGGGAAAATGCAGCCGCTGAGCCTATCGAGCCGCCAGCAGCTCACCCTGAACAGGAGCTGCGCATGTCTGATTGGTTGAGAGTGAACCTGCAAAGGGTTTTCGCGCTCCCAGCGCCAGCCGTTGAATGGCTGCTTATGCTGTATGGGGCTATCCAGGTCTTTGATGATGTCGCAGACGGCGATCCTGTCGAGCGAGAAGACCTAAATGCTGTGATCTGGAACACCCTTGTAGGGATGAACCAGAATACATTTTGGCTCGCAAATTCCAATAATCTCGCGCCACTTGTCGCAACCATGATTCTGAAATGGCAGGCATCCGACCAAGCAGAGCGTAATGGCAAAGCCGATGCAAAATCATTCGTCTGGCGTGCAGGATACTATGACCTTGTTTTAATGACAGTGGCTCTGTGTCATGGAACACAACAAGCTACCGAGAAAGCGCGGCAGGTCATGGATTTATATGGCGAGAAATTTGAGGACTATATGAAGGAGTTTAGCCATGCCTGATCCAGTAACGGGCCTAGTTGTTGGCGGGTCACTATTAAGCAGTTCTATGCAGGCCGATGCCGCCGAAGATGCGGCAAATATTCAAGCTGGCGCATCTCGTTCCGGTATCGACGAACAACGTCGGCAATTTGATGTTATTCAACAACTGCTGCAGCCATATGTGCAAGCAGGAACTGGCGCGATTGGTCAGTTCCAGCCATTTCAGGAGGCTGGCGCTCAAGCATTCCAACGACAACAAGCCTTAGCGGGTCTACTTGGCCCAGATGCTCAACGCGAAGCCATTGCAGGCATTGAGCAAAGCCCAGGTTTCCAAGCTAACGTAAGGCAGGGCGAAGAGGCTTTGCTTCAGCGGGCATCGGCCACCGGAGGACTGCGGGGCGGGAACATCCAAGCAGCATTGGCGCAATTTCGGCCCCAGATGCTTCAGCAAGAAATAGACAAACAGTATGGAAGGCTTGGCGGCTTTGCTGGCACGGGTTTGGGCGTGTCTGAGGCTCTGTATCGAGGAGGTCAAGCATCCGCAGTCAACCAAGCTTCACAGGCAGGCGCTGTAGGCTCCAATGTGGCTAACCTCCTAGGTCAACAAGGCGCAGCCATGGCAGGCGGTGAACTTGGCCAGGCTAGGGCTTATGGAAACTTGCTTAATTTGCCCGCACAATTTGCTGGAATGAGAGCTGGCGGCGGCGGCGGTTTTGGTGGGATGCAGGCAGCATTTGCTCAAACTCCGGTTGGAAGTTCTGGCTTTGGTTCAGGCCTGGCTTATGGCAATCAAGACCTTGGGACTTACTTCTAAGGACGAATATGGCTATCAATCCACTACAGCAGCCCATAAATTACGCAGTTGAGGTGCAAAGCCCGTTTGAGGCAGCAATCGGCGGCATAAAACTTGGTGCTGGCCTAGAAGAACTTAATTTGGCTCGTCAAAAACGTGCTATGGAAGCACAGCAACTGCAAGCAGCACAGGCGCAACAGGCTCAATTCCAATCTAGTCTCAATTCATTCTTTGCTAGGCCACCAGCAGAGCGCACGTTTGAAGAACTGCAACCTCTGTTGGTTGGTGCAAACAAACAGCAGTTTGATGCGCTGAAACTTGTCGGCGAGCAAATGGGCGCAGAAAAGCTAAATAGCTCGAAAAAGTTTACATCACAAGTTCTCTTGGCATTTGAGGCAAATCCTGAAACAGCAAAGACAATGCTTCAGGAGCGCATTAACGCTGAAACCGACCCCGGCCAAAAACGTGCATTCCAGGACATTTTGACCATTGCCAACCAAAACCCAGAGCAAGCCGCAAGGCTTGTGGAGTCGCTTGGGGCTGGCACGTTTGGCGAAGACTGGTACAAGGGAATTACGGCTGTTCGTGCTGAGCGCAGGACTGCTGCAGAATCAGTGCCGAAATTGATTGAGGCACAGGCAAAAGCTCAGGAAGCAGTGCAAAAAGCAACGAATGCTGTGCTTACGGCAGAAGATGACATTGCCAAAGCAAAGGCGCAAGCATTGTTTGAACGGGCAAAAGCAGAAAAAGAAGCAGCAGATGCGCGAGTGGCACAGGCCACCGAGGCATCAAGAATTAGTCAAGGGGCAAGCGAGGCTGAAAAAGCGGCAGTCGATGCAGAATTTGCGCGACCGATGGCTGTCGCTCAACTTGCAAAAAGTAAAGCAGAAATGCTTGCGCCGTCTGTTCGTGAATCAATCGACTTTGCTAACTTGTCACCAGAACAGCAAAAAACATTTCAGTCTTTACAAATACTAAAAAAGCCACCTGCTGCCGTCACAAATGTAAATGTGTCAAACGTAGATAAGACTGCCGCAGCAGAGCTTGGGAAACTGGTTCCTGATCTTTACAACCAAGCCAATTCAGCAGCAACACAACTCAGCGATTTGCCACGTTATCAAGCAGCATTGGATAGTGCAATTACAGGCCCATTTGCAGAGCAAAGGCTTTCGGTTGCTCGTATTGCTGGCGCTCTAGGTTTTACTGGCGAAAAGTCGGTAAACGCCACCAGAGAGGTAATTCAGGGCCTATCTGAAATGGCTCTGAAATCCCGCACTATGCTGACCGGTCAAGGTCAAATTACGGAAGGCGAACAGAAACTATTGATTAAAGCTAGAAGCGGTGACATAGACTTTACTAAGGGTGAGCTTAAAACCATCTTTGGTGTTGCTGATCGCGCAGCCAAAGCGCAATATAACCAAAGTCGGAAATTGCTTGAGTCAGCAGCCAAGCAAAGCCCAACAGCTCAAATGTTTTTAGAAAACATGCAGCCTTTGACCACTCCAGAAGTGGCAGGAACACCAGCTTCAGCAGCACCCCAAGCAGCGCCTGTTGTCCCAGGTATGCCAGCAGGCTTTCGAGTAATTCAAAGAGGCCAATAAATGGCAATCTATAAAGTCGAAGCACCAGATGGCAGCATCATTGAGTTGGAAGGCCCAGCAAATGCAACAGATGCCCAATTAGGCCAGGCGGCACAAGCCGCCTATGCACAGCGCCAGGTGTCAGCGGCTCCAGCACAACAGCAGCCAGGTGTTTTGCAGGAGATAGGACGACAAGTTGGTCTGACAGGTCGTGGCGTTATCGAAGGCGTCACCGGCTTGGCTGGTATTGTGATTGACCCAGTAACAAGGCTTGCAAATGTTGCATTGCCAGCTACTGCACAAATCCCGACTATGCAGCAGGCAACGGCTCAGGTTTTGAATACGGCAGGATTTCCGCAGCCACGCAATGCCGTTGAACGAATGGTTAACCAAGCCGTTCAAGGAGCTTCAAGTGGGGGTGCAATGGCTGCGGCTGGTCGTTTAGCGCAAATGTCGGCAGCACCAGTAACAAGCGAAGTCGGAAGAATGCTAGCAGCCCAGCCTGTTGCACAAATGGCTGCTGGAGCAGGTGCTGGAGCGGCTGGCCAAGCGGTCCGTGAGGCAGGTGGAATTCCAGCTGGAGAGATTGGGGCTAGTCTTTTAGGTGGCATTGCAGGCGGTGCTGCTGGGGCGCGTCTTACCGCAGCACCAAGAGTGCCAGCCGTGGCACCAAAGGTTCAGCCAATTGTCGAAGAAGCAGGTCGTCGCGGTGTTCCTGTCATGACCTCTGACGTAGTGCCACCAGAAACATTTATTGGCAAAGCAGGGCAGCGCATTGGTGAGCGCATTCCAATTGCTGGAACTGGACCACTCCGAGCAGAACAACAGCAAGCCAGAATTGAGGCCGTGCGTAATGTGTTGCGAGACTTCGGCGCAGATGATGCGGCCAATCTCAGCGACGACATCATGAAAGATTTGGCTACTAAAAGATCGGCTGACATTCAAAAATATTCTCAGTCTAAAAAGGAAGTTATTAACCGCTTGGCAGATAGGGGCGTGGTTCCTGTGCCGCGCGCAATTACAGCCATTGATGAGCAAATTGCCGACTTGACCAGAAGGCGTACAGAAGGCTCAGACGAAGCAATTCAGCGCCTCCAACAAATAAAAACAGATGTACAGAACCGTAATTTGTTCCAAATAGAAGCCTATCGGCAAGATGAGTTGTCCAAAATTTTTATGGATGACCCAGCACGCCCGATGAGCATTGCTGCTCGTGATGCTGGCGAGAAAGCATTGCGCGCCATCTATGGCCCTGTTCGTGACGATATGATGGACTTCATCAAGAAAACTGGCGAACGGCGTGACGTTGATAAATTCATGGTCGCAAATAAGCGCTTGAGTGAGACGGCAAATGATTTAAAGATGGCATCTCTAAAGTCTGTATTAAAGTCTGGAGAGGCGACATCTGAAGTTGTTAATCGACTTTTATTCAGCCAAAAGCCAAGCGAAGTTCGCCAGCTTTACAGCGGCTTAACACCAGCAGGCCGCGCTACTGCTCGCGCATCTATCTTGTCTCAAGCTGCCGAAAAAGCCAAGTTTGAAACTCAGGACGGAACAAAGATGTTCAGCCCTGAGAAATTTAACGCAGAGATCAAGCGCCTTCAGCCGCAAATTGGTGTCTTTTTCCGTGGCGATGACTTGAAGCAGGTTGAAGGTTTATCTCGTGTACTTAACCTTACCCGCAGAGCAGGCGAGGCAGGGGTGGCAACGGCTACAGGCCAGGAAACGGTGCCATTTGTGGCAGGAAGTGCCTTGCAGAGCTTTCTGGGCAGCTTTGGAGGCACTTTGGCGGCGGCTGGTGGCATTGGCCTAACAGCGCGCGTCTACGAATCTGCGCCAGTGCGTAATTTGATGATGAAGCTTGGAACAACCAAGCGTGGATCGTCTGAAGAAGCAGCAATTACAAAGCGATTGTTTTCGACCATTGAAACGCAGTCCGAAACCATTAACGCATTGCCACCAGTGCAGCCTTAATAGACAATTTGACCAGGAGAACCAACAATGAGCGCACTCTCGATTCAACCGCCATATCCAGCATTTGCTGGCGCTGACGGCTTGCCGTTAGAGAATGGTTATATCTGGGTGGGCACGGTCAACTTGAACCCACAGGTTAATCCCATCAGCGTCTACTGGGATGCGGCTTTGACGATTGCAGCAGCCCAGCCTATCCGCACGCTCAATGGCTACCCTGTTTATCAGGGCACTCCTTCACGGTTTTATGCTGGCAGCGACTACAGCATTCAGGTTCTGGACAGCAAAGGTAGTCTGGTCTATACATCGCTAAATGGCAACGTGGCCTCTGGCTCCGTGGCCACTAACGCAACTGGCAATGGAACGCAGACTATCTTCCCTGTGACCTCCACACCTTTTGCGATTTACATCAACGGCGTCTATCAGAACCAGAACACCTACACAATCGCAGGTGGGAATGTTACGTTCTCCGAAGCGCCACCAGTCACTTCGGTGATTGAATTCTTGGTTTAAGGAGACCGAAATGCTCAAGACAGTTGGAGTCCAATCAGTACGCACTGGCAATCAGACTATCAATAACGGTGATCTCATTATTGGGACTGCCGGTGATGGAATTGATTTTAGTGCTAACGCCAACGCGCCAGGGATGGCGAGCGAGTTGCTGAACTGGTATGAGGAGGGGACTTGGACGCCTACGTATGCATTTTGGACAATAAACCCAACAAATGTTTACGCAAGATACACCCGCGTCGGTCGGTTAGTTACTTTAAATTTTGTTGCCCAAGATGGCGTTTCAGTTGCAGGGAATTCAACCATTGGTGGGCTACCTTTTACGTCCAGTAATGTAAACGGCGCATCGGTTGCCATGAAAGATATGGTTGGATCATCGCCCGGCATTACTGCTTTTGGTGCCATTGTCACAAACTCCACTTCAATAGGGGCAATGACATCTGCAACATTTACTGGCACATTTTGGGCGTTTTCAACAACGTACATGGTTTAAGGAAAACAAATGTCTTTAACCAAAGTTTCGTATTCGATGATAACTGGGGCCGAAGTCAATGTATTGGACTTTGGGGCGGTAGCTGACGGCATAACGGATAGCAGGGCCGCAATTCAAACCGCAATTGATTTTGCCGCAGCCAACAATGGCGGTATTGTTTTTGTCCCAAGCGGATCATACGTTTGTTCATCTGAATTGATCTTAAAACGTGGCGTCAACCTTGTTGGCGAGGGGACTGCCCACCATGCGTTTTACATCAACCCAGCATTTACAAAAACTGGCACTGTGCTGCTTGTAACAGCACCTGCTGGCGGCGATTGCATCAAGTTTCAGAGCAACGTCAAAGGTCATTTTGGCATTTACAACATGTCGATCTTTGACAATGGAAGCGCCGCCATTCGGTCGGTTTGCAACATTTCTGGCATTTTGCACCCTCGCCTTGAAGATGTTGAATTTGGTTGTCTCAACACAGCCCGTGGCACAGGTCTTTATATATCCAACGAACCAGCGCTACCACCTTTTTCTGGGCAATCAACTACGCTTTACGGCGCATTCCGAAACGTATGTACTGTCAATGTTCAGGACGGTGTTTCAATATTTAATGATTGCAATTCAAATGCGTTTTTTGGTGGTTCCATTCAAGGCACTCGGTATGTCTTGTACATGACTGGAACTTACGCTATACCGTTGGCAAATTGCTTTACTGGCGTGGCGTTTGAGGCCGTTTACAACGCAGCAACACAAGTCATTGAATACGTCCCCGGTGCGGATAACATCCACGGATGGACAGAAAAAGTAAACGCATACATTGTAAAATTTGTAGAAATAGAAAAAGCCCGTAGCACCATGTTTTGTGGCTGCTATTTTGAAAATGGTGCTGGCCCGTTGACTTATAACGATGGCGTTAATGGAACATGGGATATAGCTTCCGTGGTTTCACTTGACCCCCCAACAATTACAGACGTTGACGGAACTGATTTTCTTGCTTGCTCGTGGAACAACTATTTATATGACAAAGGTTTGCGGACAACCGCAGACACTTTGCCATTCTTGAACAGCTACACAACAATTAAACCCGCTGCATTGGTCAGACGCAACACTGTTGCCCAAACAATTCCATCTGCTGCTTACACGGCAATCGAAGTGAGTGGGTCAATTCCCATTCCTGCTGATGGGGCTGTTATTGATTATGACACCGCAACAAAATTGGCAACATTTAGACAGCGGGGAATTTATCTGGTAAGCGCCACTGTTTATTTTTCCAGTTTTGCAGGTGCGGCTGATTTTGTGCACGCAAGAATTGTTACGCCTGGATTCACATATCAAGGGCCAAATGTTGTCAAAGCGGCAGGCACTACTGATATTGCAGTAACTGTTACTTGTTTGGTGGACGTTGCTGTAAACGATACTTGCGCTCTTGAAGTTTTTCAAAACAGCGGGTCAAATCAAACGGTTGCCAACGGCCCCAATTTGACCTATTTAACGATTGTCAAGCAGTGAAGATGTTCTCTTGACAAGTGCATTCTTAGCGCATAATTTTAGAACTGTAGATCAAAAGGAAAAACCATGTCCACTAATTCACAAATCGCATTTGCACCCATTGGCAATACAGTCGTTATCCCTGCCACTACTTCTGCGTCAACTGGCGTTCAGGCGCTGGTATTCTCACGGCTTGATGCCCAAAGCACAGGCCAGTACCGCATTATCAACATCAGCGAAAATACGGTGTTTCTAGGCGTTGGCCCAACGGCGGCTATTGCAGAGGCTAATGCTGTGGCTCCTGTCGCTGGCACACCTACAGCGGCCATCGTGCTGGTGCCTGGTGCTGTTGAAGTGCTGCGATTTAATCGTGAGTCGTTCTTTTCAGGTCTGGCCCCTGCTGGCGCATCTACTGTCTATATCGTGCCAGGCGAGGGCCTGTAATGCGCGAGCAGATCATGCAGATGGTTCAAGAGAACCCGAGGACAGTTAAAGAGCTGGCCGATGCTATTGGCTTGTCAAAAGATGATGTTCTCGCCCATCTGTCTGATCTGCCTGTGCGTCAAATCCGAACCGTCAGCTACAACGGACGTAGCAGGCCTGTTGTTATCGTTCATTGGGCGTTGTCATGACCGTTTATCTAGCCCTGCGTAAAACAGCTCCACAAGGCATCGCCCAAAAAGCGTTCTTCTATTTGACCCGCTGGCGGCTACTCACGAGGTATCCACACGCGGGTGTGGTGTGCGAAGGTATTTTGTACCAATCAACATTCGCAAAAGGTGTCCATGCAGACGCATTTGACCCGACAGGCTGGCATCTTTTTCCAACAAAAGTGTCTCGGGAAACAATAATTGACCGATTCCGCGAGTTTGAACACAGTCCGTATGATTGGTTTAGTTTACTTGCATTTGTACTGCCATTTAGAATAACTGTAGGCCAGTGGTGGTACTGCTACGAACTGGCCCACTATTTGTTATCCGGTCTCAAACCAACAGGTCGGGTAACGCCCGAAGACCTATTGACGGAGATCTACAGTGAGCGAGGAACTTAATATGGGCTGGCACTGGTTTGTCGAGAAAGTCCTACCGGCCCTTTTTATCTCTGTGGCCCTATCCGTTGGGGCTTGCGCGGTAGCTGTCTGGACAACAGTCAACGATCTATCCCACGAAATCAGCACTCACGACAGACGCCTTTCGGCACTTGAGGTGAAATCTGAAAACGCTGTGACTCGCGCCGAAATGCTGGAGACGATGAAACGAGTTGAGCAGCAATTACAGATCGTATTGCTGCAATCTGGGATCAAGCAAAAAGTGGAGCTTAAATGATCGAGACACTTCTCGGTGGCGTATTCGGCGGCTTGCTCCGACTGGCCCCGGAAGCGTTCAAACTTTTCGACAGGGCAAGCGAGCGCAAGCATGAGCTTGCAATGCTCGGCGCTGAGATGGAGTTTGCTCGACTGCGCGGCGAGATTTCAATGCGCCAGACCGAAGCCCAGATGACGATGGCCAAGCTTGACGCAATCGGCGAGGCGTTCAAAGAGCAGAGCAGCACGGCACAGGCCGCAGGCTCTTGGGTTGCCGGCATGTCGGCAATGGTCAGGCCCACCGTTACGTACGCATTTCTTGGTCTTTACGCAGCGGTAAAAGTTGCTGCTTTTCTAATCGCCATCAATCAAAACGGCGATTGGAAAGATGTTGTGGTTACGATGTGGGGTTCTGACGACCTGGCCGTTTTCAACATGATTATTAGCTTTTGGTTTGTTGGCCGTGTCTACGAGCGCAACCGCTGAAGCCGTTGAAGTAGCAGCCGCGCTCTGTCGCCCATTTGAGGGACTGCGGCTTAAGCCATACATCTGCCCGGCTGGCTATCCAACGATAGGTTACGGCACAGTCTACAAGCCAGACGGTAGCAAGGTGACGATGGAACACCCACCAATCACCAAGGAAACGGCGGAGGCGTGGCTTGTGCATGAGTTGACGCACAACTACCTAGCAGGCGTTGTGAAGGCATCACCGATCCTTTTGGCACATCCTAAAGCCCTTGGTGCGCTAACAGACTTTGCCTACAACCTTGGGGTTGCTCGATACCGAGCCAGTACTTTGCGCAAGCGGATTGATGCGCAGGACTGGCCCGGCGCTAGAGAGCAGCTTGCGCTTTGGGTGTTTGGGGGGGGTAAAAAATTGCCAGGCCTTGTTAAGCGTCGAGCTGCCGAAGCGGTTTTTTTACCCATACTGTGACTTTTACTCGCGCAAAATCTAATTCACGGCGATAAACATCACAAGCGCAATAATAAACACTGTTAATGCCCATGCTAGACGATCGCTAAACGGATCGTTTTCTTTCGGGCAATTTCTGCCCTGATTGCAGTCTTGATTGCAGCACGTCATATTACCCCCGCAAGAATTGCCGCCAGCAATACCAGCATAACTGCCAGTCCTAATCCGACAATCCATTTGTCTCCTGTTGCCATAGGTTCTTGCGGCTCATGAATTTTTGATGACGTGTAAGGCCCGAAAGCCTCCTGCATTGTTCTTGGGTGCTTCCGAGTTGTGTTCATAGTTTGTTCCTCGTTGATTACTTTAATATCAAACCTTACATTACATCACTTCAACATCATGCGCCAGTTTTCGCCCTGCCAATATCGCATGAATTCGCTTTTCAGTCAGTCGGTGGCATCGGTACATGACCCGTGCTGGCAGCATGTTGAGCAGATCAGCATAGCTGGCAAGCACAGAGCGCACAGCCTGGATTCCTAGGCCATCTAATCTGATCGGCTTGCCTTCGCGCTTGTGGCGTTGCCCAGCAATAGCCAGGCCGCGCACCGCATCCATTAGCAAACCACTTGAATCTTCGCAGACCTGCATCTCTACTAGAGTCTCCAGCATGTTGACAGCATCCGACACCACTCGCCAATCATCTGTCGTTGGGTTGTCTGCCGTCTCTAACGCGTGTAACCCCTCATACATCCTGGTGAGCTGGTGCGTCCGATATGCTGCGGGTAGCGGCTCTGTTGGGCTAGCCATTAGCTCGTCCATAATGTTGTAGTGTCTGGGCCTTTCGGCAAGCTTGCGCTTACTGGTCTTTTTCATGCAGCGCCTCTTTTTCTGATCGCTTTGCGCATTCTTTGCGTTCTGCATTTATTGCTAATGCCCAAGTAAGCATGAAGACGTTAAAGTCTTTGTATGTTGGGTCATCAATAGTTTCAGCAACTAGAAGCCACGCTTTTTTCATTTCTTCGTTCATGCTTGCCCCCGCGTAAGTGAGACTGCCCTGCCCAAACGTGCCCATGCCTCATCTCGCATGTCCGATAATTCGCGCCATAAAAACAAATATCTCCAAGCCACTGAGTCATCCTTATAGTGAAAACGCCATATTGCGGAGCGATGAGCGTCTACGACAAGTGAGACAGCTAATAAATAATCGTCAAGCAAGTCCAGTAATTTTTTATCGCCAGCCTCCCACGCCATTGCAATGATGTCGTCTCTCATACAACCTCTAACTTTATTAGGGCTACAAAAATAAGCTGCCCGGCAGCAACGCAAACTGATGCCCAACGTGGTAGAGCCGGTGCCAGAAAAATCATGGAGGACAAAAGGAAAAACTGATATGCGCTCATGATTGCTCCTTTAACGCTTTAATTTTGTATTTCAGTTCCGCAATCTCATCTCGTAGTTCGTATTTAAGTCCTGCAATCTCGTGTCGCAGTTCGTATTTCAGTTCCGCAATCTCGTTTCGCAGTTCCTCTACGACTTGGATAAGGCCGATAAGCATTGGCTCCTTAATGTCACTAGTCAAGCCAGTAACTTTAAGTCCGCGATCTCTGACTTCTATTGCAAGATCTTTGCCAGGAAAATACGGAAAGTCTGGTGCTTTTTTTTCACTCATAATTACGCTCCTTGTACTTGCTACACCAAATTACAGTTTTGCCCTGCGCTAAGACGGCAATTGCGCAGGTCTTGTGGACACATTTATTGCACAGCATCATGCTTCCCCCTTTGCCGCAGCGATTGCGGCGCGGGCTTTGACGCGCACAGGGTCATTGAGCATTGCAGGCTGTCCAGCCGTTCGTTCTAAGTCCTCCAGCGCCTCCAGCAGTTGCGCGTTCACCGCCTCTTGTCGGCGCAGTTCAGCGGCAGCCTCTTTGTGATGCGGCGCTGTGTGATATGCATCTAACTCAGCAGCCAGTCGCTGGGCTTCTGTTTGTTTATTCATTTCAATTCCCCTTGCGATTCAATAATTTCTTTTACCATTTCCTCATCATCACCGCAGGCTTTCCACAAAGCGTTCTTCAGTAATTGGTTGTTGTGTTCTAGGCGACGCAGTTCGGCAGCGGCTTGTTTATGATGAGGTGCTGTGTGATATGCGTCTAGCTCAGCAGCCAGCCGCTGGGCTTCTGTCTTTTCAGCCACGATTGCGCTCCTTGAGTTTGGCTTCGATGGCTTCAACAATGGCAAAAATTGGCGCTACAAAATCTGTACCAAGATCAACAATTTCTTGCGCAAAGTAGGCTTTCTGATCATCCGTCAATCCAACCCACTGGCGCTGTGCTGCGGGTGGGGCGGTAGAGATGGATGTTTCACTCCAGAATCCGGTCTCAATTAGACACGCAGCCGCGTCAGCAGCAGCGGCTTTGCTATCGCCCACCGCAATCAATTCAAGTTGCCGCCTGTAAATTTCCGCCACAGGCTCCTGCACAGGTGCTGCAAGGGTTTTTGCCGCCTCATCAAGTAGGGCTGCAATATCATTTGCGCCATCGTTGCGGCATAAATCAGCTTCGTTTACGAGCCGTTCAATCAACTTCAATGCTTCGTCAGTCATGTGTTCTTCTCCTTGAGTTTGGCTTCTGCCGCAGCAAGTAAATCTTCCCAACCATGTTGGGCCGCAGCGAACTCGCGCTTGTCTGCGTCCGTCAGCCCAACCCACTGCTTTTGTGCTGCTGTGGGTGTAGTGGTAATGCGGCCTAGAGGTACTGGGTCGCCGCCTTTGTAGTGGCGGCTTGCCAGCGCGCTTGGGTTATTGACAAAATCATCATCACCTTCTTCGTCGGAAACTAGCCATCCAAGAATTTCTTGTGGCTGCACAGGTGCTGGCTGTGCTGCGGGTGGGGTGGCCGGCTGTTCCAGTGCTTCGCTCAGAGCGGCTTTAGCGATGTCTAGATCACCCCATGATTTTCCTGAAAGTTGTGGCGCATTCAGCCTCATGTTGACACCCACCGCAGACATTGCGTCAATCGCGCTTTTCAGCGCGTCCTCTTTAATCAAAATCTTTTTGCTCATGTGTTCTTCTCCTTAATGCCGTGGGCGGCTTCGGTGGCTCTAACGATCCGCACCACATCCTCATGCGGTATATGCTGCCACTGCACGCTTGCTTCTCCATATACTTCGTCGATCTGTTCCTCCGTCAGCGGCTTGCGCTGTGCTGCGGTGGTAAGCCCTGACGTCATGTTGTCGATCTGCGTGAGTACGCCTATCAGGTCGTCAAGCGGCTTCCACTGCGGTGCGGTGGCCTTGTAGTGCTGCTCCCATATTGCGACAGCGAGGCGTCTTGCATAGCCGTAGGCGTCAGGCTCCTGCACAGGTGCTGCAAGGGCTTGATTGATAGCAAGAATCGCTTTGTTCACGCGATCCAGCTCTCCCGGCAAATACAAACCGTCCAGCGCATCAAGCGCCAGCTTCAATGCTTCTTTGCTCATGTCTTACTCCTTAATACCGTGGGCGGCTAATACTTGAATCGCATAATTGTCCAAGTCTGATTTTTCGTAACCGATGTACGGGTCATCTACGCTTGGGTGTTTAGGCCACTCACCTTTTGGGAGCGGCTTGCGCTGTGCTGCTGCGGGTGGGGTGGCGTCAGCCTCTTCGACGGCGATCCGGATGTTGTCCCGCGCCTCCTGCAATATCTCCTTGACACGCAGGTGATGCCCCCACACTAACAGGTCGTGAGCTTTGCTGACGCTTTCGGCCCATCGCTTCATTGTTCCGGTTTCGATGTTCATGTGTTATCCTTAATGCCGTGGGCGGCTTCAATGGCGCGGGCGAATGCGATCATGTCGCTGTCGCTGGTTGGGTTCTCCTCGTACATCGTCACGATCTCATGCGCTGGCAGCGGCTGGCGCTGTGCTGCGGGTGGGGTGGTGTAGAGGGGAATGTTTGGATACTTGCGCCCAAACAAGCTATCTTGCGGCACTTCGTAGAGTGTTGCGCCTCCGTCGTCGCTGAACTCGCCGTCCCAATAACCAGTCGGCTCCTGCTTCTCAGCGGCTTTGATGGCGGCGTCAAGGGCGGCGATGGCAGCCTCAACTTTAGGGTCGTTTGGCTCCCCCAAACCACTCCTAAACCATTTTTTGCGCGTCAGCGCCTCAAGCGCCTGCTTCATTGCTTCAATCATTTCATCTCCTTAAAAGACCCTAGCGAAGTGCCTGGGCATATGTGCATTGTATAGCTATCTACACGACTGCGCAAGACTTTACAACACTTTACTTAGGCGGTAGAACCACTTGTCGCCCCGGCGCTGGCAGTCAATGTCAAAGCCGTTCTGCCTGAGTTCAGCAATGATGCTGTTCACAGCGCACACCTGAGCGCCTGTCACAATGTCCAGGGTGGAGAACTCCCCCCCCTGAGACAGCAGCTTATAGACCCGTGCGAGGCGGTCTGATTTGTCTATGCTAGCGGCGTGCATGATTAAAACGGGATGTCTGACATATCGTCAAAACCTGACGACTTACGGATAGGTTGCTCCCGGCTCTCTTGCGGCCTGGGATCATTGATGTAGGCCCAGCCGTCCCAGCCGCCTTCCCGCAGTGGGATGCTGTCGATCTTCAGCATTGCCCCATTTCGGGTGTCAATGATGCTGCCGATGCGTTGATAGCGCTTTTTTTGCTGGCCATTTGCCGCTGTGTACTCTCCAACAACGCAACTAATTTCTTTGATGATTTTTGACAAGATTTATTCTCCAATGATGGTTTTAAGGGCGGTGACTTTGGCTTCTACTTCAGCCAAAAACTTGATGACTTCTTCTTCTGCAACTTTGATCCAGTCGTCGTCTCGTTTGACTCGGTAGATAAACAGTTGGGCCTTGACTGGCATTCTTGGATCAAACACAACGTAATCGCACCAAGACCTATCGGCGCAGCGCATCTGCCATTGCATCTGGGCGAAGTATTTGCCTTCTACCGGCGTGTTCGATAGCCAGCATTCCAGGGCGGTCTTGCTGTCAGGGCATTTGATTTCGACCATGCCATCGTCACCCACCAACCCATCAGGAGAGGCACCAGCCGCTTCAATTGATGGGTGAGGTATGAACCCCACTTCCTCGACCATTTGGCCCGTGAGGGCCTCATAAGCGGCCCTGGCGAATGGCTCCTGTTCTGTGCCCCACTGCATTGCTGCGTTGGAGTAAGACTCTGCTTTGGTCTTGGTGATGCGCTCTAGGACAAGCTGCGTCATGTAGTTGGTGCGGCTGGCGCTGTAGCCCGTCTTAGTCTTGGCCAGCACATCAGCCAGGCGGCTCGCAGTGACTTTTCCACATCTGGCGTTTTGCCATGCGTCTGAGCCTTGTTTGTCGCTCATGCTTCCCTCGCTTTCAGCATGGCGTCGGCCAGTTTGTATGCTTCTTTTGCTAATGCATCTTCTGGCATACCACGCCAGTTTGCGTTTTCAACCAATCCTTGCATAGCCTTTGCCGCAAAGTAGTCGCGCAAAGTCATCCCGTGTTCTGTAGCGCCAAGATCAAAATGATTGGCAGGAAAAGCTGGCCCACCTGTGTTTGCGTTGCTCATGCTTTATCTCCTGTTGCTTTGGCGATAACTCCAGCAATGTGCTGGCTGTGCGGATCGTCCGGGTGGCCAATGATTGATTGCGCGAGCTGAAGCGCCTCCAGCAATTCAGCATTGACTTGGTTCAAGCGGCGTAGTTCGGCAGCAGCCAGTAGCAGGACTTTGGGTTGTTCTGTGTTCATGGCATGGCCTTTCCAATTTCAGCGGCTGCGAGGGTGATAACGCGGCGGTGGGCGGCACAAGCATCCGTGCCTTCCGGCTCTTCAATCCAGTCACTCAAGTGATCTACCCATACGCACACAAACTTCGTCTCTGCAAAAGGGCGGCAGATATCAAGCCTGAGCTTTGCCGCCAGCCGCAGAGCATCGCCGTCATCCTCAAGAGGGTTCCAAAGCTTTGCAGCAAAAATGTTCATAGCCGGTTCCATGTCAGTGCAGTTGCGTGGCAAGCCGTGCGGGTCAAAAACAAGCTTGATGCCAGCGGCCTTTGCAGCAAGCTCCAATATTTGTTTGTCGGTCATGCTGTTTTCTCCTCAGTTTCTTGGGGTGCTGTCTGCTCTGCCAATGCTTTGCTGACGTAGTTGTCACGGTCTTTCACCCAAAAAGGGTTTTGTTCTGGGTGGGCAGGGTCAGCGTCAAAGAAAAACTCACTGTTGTAATCTTCGTTGCTTGCATTAAACCCGGCAAGGTATGCCGCCTCAAGCGCTAGCTTCATTGTTTCTTTACTCATGCTGCACCGCCTTCTACTTTTAAATGTTTAGCTGCTTTTTGCAACAAACTCCACACCATGTTTTCATCAAGGTTGCATTCTTCATAACCTGACCACACCATGCATTTTTCCATCGCTTCTAACCACTCTTTTTTTGTTTGCGGAATTTCTTTTTCAAACTTATCTATGATGCTTTTTGCCATTTCTTCTGCTTCTGCATATGTTTTGTAATATGCGCCTGTGGACATTGCCACATCAATGCGAAAAAGTCCTTTTCCCTCTCCCGTATATTCTTTTGGGCTGCAAAAGTGAATCTCATATTCATGTCCTAGGTGTTTCATGCTGCTTTCTCCTGTTTTGCGCGTTCAATCCGTGCTTTTTTTGCGGCTATCACCTTAGCCTGAAGTGCTTGATTTCCTTGGCAAGCCTCATAAGCTTCTTTGTAGACCTTGGCTAGCTCTTCGCTGTTTGCGCTGGCTTCAATCGCTGATAGGCGGTCGGTGATATCTGGTGCCGGCGCAGACGGGCGCTTACTTGCTGCGTTGCCGTCGTCATCTTCAGGTGCGATTCCACAAGCTGCCATCAGGCTGTAGCGCCTCGCGTAAGTCAAGGCAGATCCGTAGCCTTGCGGGTCTTGCTTGGAAGCGGGAACGTGCAGCTTGCCGCATTCCAGCATCTCACCTGACTCGTGAATAAACACAGTCTCCACTGTCACCCCGGTGGTGTCTTCGCTTGTGCGCTGGACAAGGGCAATGCCAGCCCCGTTTAGCCCCTCAATAACCGCCTCAACACAAGCCGAGAGGTCGGCATAGCGGCTGCAAAAGCGAGGATTGGTTGCTGTTTTAAGTGCTGGCCCAAACTCTTTTTGAGCTTTGACCAGTGCAGTGGCTATGTTCTTCATTTGTACTCCAGTGCTTGTAGGCGGCTGATACGCTCGTTAATTTCGGCTACGGACTTATTAAAGTCGGCCATGATCTTCTGCTTCTGGGCATCAAGCGCAGCGATCTGCGCAGGGCGTGGGTCAAAGTCGTCCGGGACTTCTATTTCCACTTCTTGGGGGCCGACGTAGGTACGGGAATCGTCATCATCAAACTTGCTTGGGAGGGCAAAAAAATAGCCCTTGTTTTCCCAAGCGTATTTGCGATGATGGATATGGACGGTGATTGTGATCTTCATGCTTCCTCCGCGATCATGTGTTCGATGCGCTGAACAATGGATGGGTTGATGATGTCAATGCAATTTTTGTCTGAGCCGTCTATGTACAGCTCATAGACCGTGACAATGGTGGGCCAGGCTGGGCTGGTGTCGGTAGACGGCTCGCCTGCCTCAACTTCAGCCAGGCCGGTGAAGTGAAAGCCGGTGATGGTTCTGCTAAATGCGGTTTGCATGATTTCCTTTCGATGTGTTTAGCAAGCAGTCACAAGCAGCAATGCAATGCCTACACCTATGACTAAGGCCAGAATGAATCCCAAAGCGGCTTCTGCGCGTCTTGACAGGCGTTCTGTTTTGTAGTGTTGACGGTACTGTTTCATGCTTACTCCTAAAAAGACCCTTGCGGGATTGATGGGGCCGAAGCCCCGGTGGTTTATTTGTTTTTGAATGGAGAGTTAGCTTTGAAGTTGTATTCCAGCTTTTTCAACTCTTGCGCGGCCTCTTTTAAATCCATTGCGTTGATCTGTTGTGCTGTGTAACCAAAGCCGGCCAAAGCCTTGCGGTGAGAATTTGCCAGTGTCACCATCCAGTTTGCGTTCATCATCTTGTTTCTCCTAAAAAGACCCCTTGCAAATCGCTGGGGCATGGTTGCATTGTATAGGCTTCTACACGCTCATCAAGTCTTTTTTGATGTTCAGACTAGGTACTTTCCCTAATAATCGGCACCTTTTTTTTGTGTAGTAGAATGCACGGATGACAAAACAAGAGGCAATCGAACGAGCAGGCTCACAGTCCAAGCTAGCCAGGCTGCTGGGCGTGAGCAGGGGCGCTGTGTGGCAGTGGAAGAAGCTGCCAGAGGGGCGCTTGTATCAACTGATGGTCATCAAGCCGGAGTGGTTCGAAAAAAGTTGACACGGGATTTTTAGATCGTGTATGATCTGACTTGTCTAGAGTGGCATCTAGGCGATGAAAGTAGGTAAAGAACCCCTCAGTTCGCTGTGGTGGGTCTTGACAAGCATCAAGCGAGGCTTTTGCCTACTTTCAATCGCCTTGTTGCTGCTCACGCCAAGAGCCAAGATCCACCAGAACGAATTGAGGGGTTTTTTGCTTTCTGGCCTAGACCGTACTCCGCACGATAGCAAGACTTGAACCTGAGGGCGCGGAAGAAAAGGGTAGCCGGTATGCCGTAAGGCTAGGGGGCAGTTCCCGAACAATCCGGTGGGCTGGTCGCATCATCAAGCCTGGGGCATACGGTGAGAATCCGTAGCATGATGATCCCGTTCGCGGGGGTGGAACCTTCCCTCTCTACTTCACTGTGTGGGGTAGGGGGGTCTTTGGGTGGAATTATTTGATTTGCGATAAGTAGAGAATAAGAACCGAAAGCTGACGAGTCATTGTTCTAGACGATGCAGGATGACCTCCGAGAAGTCAGCAAGTAGGTTCACCAAAAAAAGAGTTGTAAATTCATGTAAAGACATGAACACAACAAAACTTGGTGTAGAATAATAGACAAGATACCGAACGCTGTGCTGTAGTTTAGGCTGGTAGAGCGCCCATCGAGTGCACTGAGAATGGGAGGTCGCGGGTTCAAATCCCGCCAGCACAGTCAGTAGGTTTATTTGTGAAACACGGCTAGGTCTGGATTGATCCCCGGGCTGAAAAGCGCACCTCCCGCCTGCCGCTGTTTCTTTTCAGGAGGAGCAGGAGATGTTATGTTTGAGTCAGGCTTTGACCGATTCTGGGCATCTTGGCCAAAAAGCCCCAGGAAGGGCGCAAAGGCAGCTTGTTTAGCACGGTGGAAAAAAGGTTTTTACGAACACTGTGCCGATCAGATTATCAAACATGTGGAATGGCAAAAAACGACCGATCAGTGGCGCAAAGACAACGGCGCTTTTATTCCTGCGCCGCTTGTTTACCTGAACCAACAGAGGTGGGATGGGGCCGAAATCCCCGAGGTCAAAAAACCTGCCACTATGGCAGAGCAGTACCAAGAGCGCATTGCGGGGACTGTTCCGATGCCTGACCACATCCGTGAGCGCCTGGCACAACTCAGGAGGGGCGATGAGTGACCACAAATCTCTTTTGGACAAGCGAAGGGAAGGCCAAGAATTTAGCCTCACTGACATCAACCGAGCGCTTAGAGCTTCAGGAGACCTTGCGCCAGATGGAGGCGACAAAGTGGCTGAAGCGGTACGAAGCCATCAGAACGACGACAGGACAAGCAGCCGCGAGGAACTGGTGGGAGGAAGTAAGGGCCGACATCAGGAAGCTGCGTGGCAAGGCTGGAGCAAATATCTTGACCACAGAAATGAACAGGCAGCGCAATGAGATACGCAGCACGGGTGGATGAGAACCAGGCCGCGATAGTCAAAGCCCTGCGGGATGCGGGGGCTTATGTCTGGATCATTGGCTTGCCAGTTGATCTTTTAGTTGGGCACCAAAACCGGAGCTTTCTGATGGAGATAAAAAGTGATTCCAGAAAGCGTTTAACGGGCCTACAAGCCGACTTTTTTTTAAAATGGCCCGGAGGTACGCTTTGCAGGGTTGACAGCCCTGAAGCGGCTTTACGAATGATCGGAGTGATCTAATGAGCAGCCTTGATAAAGCCGTTGACTATTTGCGCGACCACGCTGGCGATTATGCAGTAGCCGAGGCCCAACTTGTGTACATGACGGAACTTAGAAAAACCGTTAAAGCTCAGTTAATGAAAGACTTTGAACTGCAAGGACACAAAACCACCGCAGCTCAGGAACGTGAAGCCTACGCCGACCCAAAATATGTTCAGCACCTGTTGGCGTTACAGGCGGCTGTAGAACAAAGAGAACGCACTAGATGGCTGATGGTCGCAGCCCAGGCCAGAATCGAAGCCGAGAAAGCCAACATTTATGCTGGCAACAGGACTGATAAGGCCATGCGATGATCCCAAAACATCCCTATGTCAGAAGTAAAAAACTGCTCAAGCTGGTGGCAAGCCTAGACTGTCAGCATTGCGGGAGCGGCGACATGGTGCAAGCAGCACATACAAACTGGGGCGGTGGCAAAGGAAGGGGCATTAAAGCCGACGACAACCTAGTGGCCGCGCTGTGCCAGGCTTGCCATTATGAAATCGACCAAGGGGCGAAGTTTTCCCGTGAAGCTAGACAGACAGCGTGGTTTGCGGCACACGTTGCCACGGTTAAAAAACTGGTGGAAAGTGGTCGATGGCCTGTTGACATACCTATACCAAATGCGACAATATAAGCGTTGGGAAAGCGGATGCTGCTACTCCGGTACATGGGCATTGAGCCTCAGTGCAGCGAGTACCAACACCAACACGCATGGGGACTGGGATGTGTCCCGGCTCTGGTTTAGCCGGGTGGATGGGTGGAAGATAGCCCTACAAAACCAAGCACCGGCCCATGACTACGGTGCGGACGTTCGAATCGTCCAACCAGTCCCCAGCCGTGTTGGTGAATGCGCAGGCTGATGCGCTTTGTAGCACACTAGAGCTTGGAGTAGCCCGTTCGAATCGGGCGTTAGGTGTAAGGATCGAGCCAAGCCAAGCCGGGATCAGCTCCGGCCACCAACAACCCACACGCATGGGTTTCGGCACTACTGGCCCAAAAGGTCGGGAAGCTGGATCCCAGCCGTGTTGGTGTAACTCAGTTGGTAGAGTCATGGGCCTAATCGGCCGATGCTGGTGAAGTTGCAACGAATCTCAGCGGGCGTGCACGGCTAATGCTGGTGAAGTTAAAATGAATCGCAGCGCTGGTTCGAATCCAGCCACCAACAACCTACACGCATGAGGATTGCGAGGGCAGCAGCGTCTTCTTAGCCGATTTAACTGGCAGCAGTCTTCAGCCGTGTTGGTAAGCAGTTGCCTACATTCGGGGCTTCGGCCCCGTTTTTTTAAGGAGTACCCGTGAAAACCCTATTCACAATCGCAGCCTTGCTGATCTCTCTCACAGTCCAGGCCCAAAGCACTACCCGTTGCTACAAAAACTCAGATGGCAGCATTACTTGTGTGACTACCCGAGGCGGGGCTGGTTTCTGATGGCAAACAAACGCACGAAACCAGGCAGTGAAGACCGCGCAATTATCAGCCAGGCTGTGCTGGACGGAATGCGCAGCGGTTTAAGTGCGTTTAAAGCGTGCCAGGCGGCTGGTGTTCCGCAGAGCACTTTTTCACGGTGGGTTGATGATGATGCTATTCTTGCGGAAAATTACACGCGCGCGCGCGAGGACTTAATCGAACGAATGGCGCAAGAGGTTA